ATCCGAAGCAATCATGGTAGAACCGTCGCCACCAGTGTAACCAGCCGTGAAGGCGCGGTTGTACACGTTAGCAGCAGTGACTTCCTTAGTTTGACGCATCGAGAAAGCGAGGCTTTGAGCCTTACGCTGACCCACCACATCATACTGGTCGTCTTCCATCATTTCACGAGTAATGACGAAGCCCAGAGCGTACACAACGTGTTGGTAACGGGTCACGAAAGCTTGACGCTCGGTATCATAAGAGATAGGCGAACCTTCAGACTTCTGGACAGCCAGACCAAACGAAGAAATACCGACATCTTCTTCAAACGCTTTGTTCGAAGTGAATTTGTCAAAGAGCTGGTCATATTCTGTCGGATACTCAGCATACGACTTACCATACCATGCATTTACACCAGGCCAGAGGGCCTTGGCAAAACTTCCACTGTTAATAATAGACATTATCTATCCTCCCTTAATTAAACGCCAGCTTGGCCAGTACCGTTGCTCAGAGTAGAGCCGTTCAGCTTCACGTAGTAGCTGAAATAGGTATCGCCAGGAATGTTGTCAGGACGGTTCGGGAAGCCCACAATCTTCAGGGGAAGAGTTGCAGTGCCAGCAAGGCCCGAGCTATCCAGTTGCATGCCAGAAGCACCAGTAGTGGTGTTACCAGCAGTGGTTGTGAACTGACCGTTCAGACCCACGTTAGCAGTGATGGTAGCAGCGGCAACGCTAGTACCAGCATACTGCACTTCATAGATCAGTTGAGGATCATCAGCAACCAGCAGATAGCGGTCGGTAGAAGCAGCACGATAAATAGGAGTGTTCAGGTTGTTAACCGGAGGCATGTTGGTAACATCGCCCACACCAGTGAACAAGATACCGACCACAATACCCACGGGAACGTCCGTAGCACCACAACGAGTCACTGTCGGAGCACCGGTAGCGGCGCGAGCGTCGCCAGCCAGTTTGACAGCATCACCCACCATAATGACTGTCGAGTCAGAAGAGGGAACGAAATAAAGGTTGGCTTGTCCGTTATACGGAGCGCCAGTCACCATTTTAACGGGACGAAACCCGTTAGCGCGAGATACACTTGCCATTAGCAATTCTCCATTAATAAAATAGATATTTCCTAATGGCACTTATATTGTTTGTCAGTCTCGAGTAATCTCGAGCTTACCATAAGTACCATCAAGAGCTTTAGCTTTGGTGGCTGCTTCCAAGTCGTTGACACGTTGCTGTTTAGCTCGTTGGTCTTCCTCGTACCATTCTTTCTTGATACGAACCACAAAAGCTTTTTGGCCTTGTCCGACGGATAGCTGAGCAACCGAGCCTTCTGCTTTTGCAGCGTTAACTCGTTTGTCTCCCACCCTCACAGAGTCTGCTTCAACCAGTTCATAACCGGCATCCAGAAACTCCTGCACCCTGTCTCCAGAGTCATTGATAATTCTATATTCGTAATTGGGGTCTTTCCCATTTACAGTCAAAACATTACGCGTACCCACGGGCACACGCTGCGGACGACCTCTCGGTGCTTTCGCAATAGCTTCTTTGTTGTCACTCATAATTAAGCTCCTTTAACACGTTTAAGTTCATCCATGTACTGCTTTTCAGTCATTACACCAGTACGAACAAAACGCTGCATCACTCGACGCTCTTCATCGGACAGATCAACAGAATCGTTGCTCCGTCCACCCTTATTTGTACTTCCCTCAACTGCACCCGGTTTATTGCGATTCGGGTTAGTGAACTTGTTGGGGAATTCAAGTCGAACTTGTTTCTCGACTTCTTTAAGAACTTGGGAAGGTGTTAAACCTTTAAAAGCCAGATCACGACCCAATGCATCTGCATAGGCTCGCATAGGTTGACTAGATTCGTACCAGTTGTTCTTTTCTACCCACGCTGTAAATTCAGGGGCAACGCCTTGTTCATCTTGAACTGCTGGTTGTTGCTTGAGCTTTTGCTGTTCTTCTTTAACTAGATCAATCTGATCGTCTAGTTTAATCACAGCATCTGCATCTCCTTCTTCGAGAGCTGTACGCTTCTGCTCTTTCAGTGCTTGAAGAGCGCGAGAGTACTCAGTCTCACGAGTTTTTGCGTGATGTTGCTTAAGATCATCAAGCGCACGTTTAAATTCCTTAATGGTGCGGTTCTGATCCTCAATCTTCTTAAAGAGTTCTCCACGATCCAGGAACTCTTTGGCAGGACGCCATTGTTCAGGATCGCCATCCCACTGATCTTGTGGAACCCAACCCTGATCCATCGCTTTCTGTTCGACGGCCGTCAGTTGTGGTTCATTGCTATCAGGGGCATTGTCCCCGTCTTGGGGTGCATTAATGTCTTGGTCTGCCATCTAAGGCCTCCTTATTCTTGTCGAAAGATACAGACAATATCTTCGTCATTTAGCGCAAGAAACTCTTCTCCCGTGAAGGGGTCTTCGATGAGTTTGCCAGCAAAACGTGCGTAAGCAACATAGTCACCCACTTCAATCGGACTGGCTGTATTCCAATCACGATAGGCAGTGGGGCCAATTGCCTGCACAACACCTTTATCAACTCCTGCCTGGGCTCGTTTACGATCCTCCAGTTCAGGGATGACAATTCCGATTTGTTTGGCCTTAATAAAGGCCTTGTCTGTTTCTTCTAGCTTGTCAGCTTTGACAAGGATTCGGTGTAGAGTTGGAACAATCATGCAGACTCCTCTTCGCCCTCAAAAGTCATTTGCAGCAAGTCGTTATATGCCTGAATGGCACCAACATACATGCGATCTTGGAGAGGATTTTCACCTGCACTGTTTCCAAGGATCTCTTGCAAATCTTTTACCCTACCTGCTAGTTGACTATATACAACTTGCGTTACGGGATGACGTTTCCAGTCTACAAAATCTTTTTTGTTCATTATTTCTTAGTTCCTTTAGACGGCTCTTTAGCCTTTTGTTTAGCCGCTTGATCGGCATGTTGCATTTTCTGTTGATGGGTTGCTTCCCCATGCACCAGCTTTTGAATCAAATCTGACTCGCCTTGAGCAGAGAAGATTCGTTGTTTATGCAGAGCCTCTGCGGCCGAGATGTTTGCCATTTCACGCTTATGCTCCATATCTAGAGCATGTTCTTGCGCTTTCATAGCAAGCTGAACTTGTTTGTCTCGAGTTTCCAGTTCCATTTTATGTTGCTGGGCTTGAGACTGCATTCCAATCTTCTGTTGTTCCAGTTGACCCTTCATTTGCATTTCAAGCATCTTAGGATCTGGTTGCTGGGGAACTTGTCCCGTCTGAGCAACCTGGGCATTCAACAATTCTTGCCAGTTAGGCTGTTCTTGTGCATCAAGCACCCTAGAAACCACCTTAACAGGGTCAAGAATTCCTGTGGGGAGAAGCTCCATCAGTCCTTGTGCTTTGAGCAATTTCTCTGTTTGAGACACTGCTGTGGGATCAGCACCAGGATAGATGTTATGTTTAGTCATGTCGAAGTCTTCTGGACCAACTTGCATATCAACCACATCCACATAGGTGTTAGGATTGACATACAGATTGTTGAGTCGAGCCAACTTCAAGAATTCTTCTTTCAAGCTACGATAAAGGCGTTTATACACAGCAGTGAACACCTTCATGCCCTGCTCAATAGTAGCCATCGTCGTAGTTGCTGGGGTATTTTGCCCCGGCATCTTGCCTACAAAGATCTCTGCCACAGAAGCGAGTTCTTTGCCCGAAGTAATGAGGCTTCCCATAAGTTGAAACAGCACATTGCTGGGTTCTTTTGTGGGAAGAGGGACAATTTGGTTCTTTAGATCACCGCCTGTGGCGTTAACTGCTTTCCATTCACCAGGAAGGAAGCGGTTATCACCCATGCGAATACGCAAACCTTTACCAATAAAGCCGGATTGCAGAGTTGCAAGGTGTCCAGAGTCCAGCAACTGGTTAATAACCGTGTTAACCGACTCATTCAGAGGACCAAGCAGCACTCCAAACCCAATATCGTAGAAACCACCATCAGGATTAGGGATAAAACCAAACTTGGTGTAGTATTGGATAGGATCAATCTTGCGAATCTTACCATTATCATCCATTTTAATGGTGCTGTCGTCGAAACGAGCAACAATTCGCAGCACTTTCTTGCTTTCTTTGTGGAATGTGACGATGTAGGGCTCTTTGTAGCCATCATCATCCAAGTCCAGGAAGGTATGCTGTTCAATAATTGTGTGTAAGGAGTCGTACCATCCACAGCAACTGGGACAGGAACATTGCGTTCAGGCTGCGGAGCAGTGCCCAAATCAACGTTCAACCACATACCGCTCTGTTGGCGTTCCTTAACTTTACGAGGACTCATCTCAATAATCTCAGAAATACGTTCTGCAGACTTGAGAGAGCGTGCCCAGTAGTTAACAACCAAGTTCTTAGGCATGACAATGTGTGAGCAGTTGGCTTCTTCCAGAGAATCCCAGTAGGTTTTCTTGAACATCGTGCCCACAATGGGGAGCATGATGAGCATTTTATCCATTTCTTCTTCCCAGCTCTCCATCTCTTCAAGAAGTTGGAAAGACATGTACAAAGAAACGGCTTCTGCTACTTGACTCTTTTCACCCGTGGGGTCTTTTCCTATGGGTTTAGCATTAACAATGCGACCATTGGAAGGCACCAAGGATGGGTACGCTCGAGCTGCAAACTGCATTGCAGCAGTGGAGAGTAGGGGATATTTGATATTGGAAGCTTTAGGCCATGGATAAGTTTTTGGCTCGACTGTTTGTTTAGCCAGTTTAGTCCACTCATCAACATGTTTTTCCCAATCTTTGCGAGACTGCAAATCCAGATCAAAGCCCGTAAAGGCCTCGTAACCAATGTCCTTGAGTTTCTGTTCGTCAAGGGACTCAGCAATGTTTACACTCTCCAGCATTGCTGCAAGAGGTTTTTGTTGTTCATCCATATTTAGTATCCAGTAAATTCGGAGCGCCCTTGATTGGACAATTCAGAAGCTTCAAGTTCTTCTGCGTAAAGTTCTTCTTCTATTTCTTCCCGTGTAGGAGCCTCGATAAGAGCATCAAGCATCAAACCAAGATAGGCAAAAGCATCAACCTGGTCATCATGCTTACCCCGAGGGAAAGCCAGCATTTCATTCTCAAAGGAGGGATACCAATCACCTTCCTTATCGAACATAACACCATGAGCACGGAGTCGAGCTTGAACGCTACGAGCACGAGTACTCTTGTCTTTACCTCCATGCTTAAGAGGCAGGAGAGAAATATAAGTGTTGTTTTTAATCATCTCTTCACGTAGGAACGGGCCAATGGCTTTGGAGATTTGCATATCCTCAACGCCCATTGCTACAGGATCGTATAGCTTCTGAAGGACCAGAAATGTGTCAACAATTTCCTTACCATCCATTCGCTCACGAATAATGTTCTTAACGTGAATCCGTTTCTCTTCGTCTACTCCAGCAATAACAAAGACAGAGAAGTCTGCCTTTTCACTTTCTGAAATAGCCAAGTCAGCGGTGATGTAGTAGTTGAGCTTCAGTTGACGTTGCTCTTGCGTAATGGGCAAGAAGTCTTGTTTTCGAAAGAAAGACACAGACTCATCAATAGGCTCATTCAAGTATTCCTGACTGTAGATGTCGGTGGTTCCGTCCTTGACGGCTTCCTCATACAGCATCTTGAATTCCTGTGCGCTCTTCTTATCTGGCCACAGGAGCTTAGAAAAATCACTATTATGTGCTCGGTATTTAACTGACTTCCACATAGCCTTTCTGGTTGAATATTGTTTCAACTCAGAAGTCACCGTAGTTTTGTCCGAGGGATTGGGCATAAGTCGTTCTAGCATGCTATCAGCATGAAGAATAGTACCCACAATGCGGACAATACCAGAGTCGCTACGGCAAGGCAGCAACGCACCTTTAAACCATTTACGCATCTTCTCACGACGTTCCTTGTTCAATACAAGCTCGTCGTTTTCCATGTCGTCGCACATAATAATGTCCGGGCGAGACCCGTTCCAAATCAATCCACGCAGCTTCTGTTCCGCTCCCTTGGCAATGATTCGGAAACGATGTCCGTCCGTACATTCTACAATAATGTCTGTTTCAGTGTCTTTGAGAAACTGAACCAAACCTTTTTCATTCTTTTTAATTCCAAACAATTCAACCAGTTCTTGGTTGTCCTGTAGTTCTTGTTTAAACGTTCCTAAGAACAAACTAGCCTGAGCTTCAGTGTCAGACACTAGCAGCATGAACTTTCGTTCCCTAAACAGCAGGGTAGCCAAACCATAACCTAGGGTTACGGCCGTTGACTTGGCATGTCCACGCGGAGCAGCAATGGCAACAAACTTTTCATTGGAGCAGCAAAGCTCCCAACATTCCTTGTGAAAGTCCGGGGTAACAGCCTGCCCATCAAATCGAGATGCCAACACACTGCCTACGAATCCCTGGATTATTTCACTGGTTATTTTCATTGTTTAAATCGCTCTCGCTTACTTGTTTGACTCTTGAGACTTCCATCCTTGTTTCTTGCGAAACTGCGGTTTGTTCCTGCTGATACCACTCGAGCGTTGGCCATCGTGTTACTCCCCCCTTTAGATAGGGGTTTTTTGTGGTCGAGATCTTTTCCATCTCCTTTTTTGGTAACTCCTGTTGCATTGGCTTCTCTCCGCAACACCGTCCGCTCTGAACGATTTTTAATTTGTTCGGGCTTACTGTGGTACTTGGCGTACTCAGTTTTATAGTCCCGCTTTCCGTTCTTCATGTATGGCATTGGTATCTTCCTTGATGATAACATCGGTTACCTCAATAACCGGCTTATTCTTTTGTGTGACAAAATCAGCGAATTTCTCCGCAAGCTTGAGAAGCCTGTCTTCATCCTTCTGCTCTTCCTGAGCAGGAGTGGCAGCTTTCTCAATGATGGCTTTCTTATCCATGAGGTCGGTAGCAACCTTATGAGCATCCCGTAGGTTAACCTGTTTCCTAATCATTTCCCCAGATTTCTGGTCAAAGACAAAATCACCGTTGGTTATCCGATCTTCCACAGCCATGAGGGAAGCATCGACAATTTTCTTCAGACGGGCAGACATCTGCATGTCTTCCTGAAGCTTAATTTCCTCAACAGCGTTTTTCCACCATTCAGAAGCTTTCCAGACTCTGAGGGTAACTTCAGGAATTCCCAATACACGGGAAGTAAGGGCTAGGTTGCCAAGAAGCAACCAGCTTTGAACAGCCTCAATTTTCTGTTTATCAGACCAAGATTTATTGGTTTTAGCCTCAATGGACCGAATGGGAGGCTTACGGTTTTTAGTGTTTGGATTGTCAGTAAGTGCCACGTATTGTTCCTCTAGGAATGTTCTTGGTGCTGTTTGTCTGACTTGAACAGACCACCTTCGGGTTACAAAGCCGATGCTCTACCAGATGAGCTAAAACAGCAAGAGCTGCAAAAAGCAGCGATGTATACGTAATATTATACCACAAATTGAAACAAAAGTCAAGTATTTTTTGCTCAGTGCGTAAAAAATATTTTTTATTTAACAGGAATATATCTCTTGACAAAACAGGATTTGTATGTTAAAATATATATTAATATATTATATATATATTTATTATATTATATTATTATATATTATATTATATATTATTTATTTATAAATAACAATATACGTACGCGAGGCCTGACGAGCGTATGAGCAGAACATATCCTGTTAAGCCTCATGCGAGGCCCGCAGGGAACGAAGT